TGTCACTTGTGAAATGGATGTTAAAACAGGAATATTTAAGGATTTTGGAGAATGATGATAACTTGTTTAGATATTGAAACTACATATAAAAAAGATGACGCTTATTTTTATAATGGTAATAATCAATTGGTAAGCGTTGGATTTAAAACACACACAGGAAAGGATAATTATTTATGGTTTTATCACAAAGAAAAACAGCCAACAGAAAATGCTAAAACGATTTTACAAGACTTACTTAACAGTACAAAATTACTTATTGGACACAATATTAAATTTGATTTATCTTGGTTGTATGGTTGTGGCTTTAATTATACTGGTAGGTTATATGATACTATGGTTGTTGAGTATCTTCTTGCTAGAGGCGTACATTGTGATTTATCATTGGATGGGTCGTGCAAAAGACGAAAAGTAAAACAGAAAAAGAAACATTTAATTGAAAGTCATATGAAAAGTGGAGTTAGTATGGAAGATATTCCATATAAATTAATAGAGGAATATGGTAGGGGTGATGTAGATTGTACCTACGATTTAGCAATGGAACAATGTAAATTATTAGAGGTAAATATAAATGAGTTTAGATAAAACACTTAAATTATCTTTTGAGATGACAAAAGTATTGACAGAAATGGAAGTTCATGGTATAAAAATTAATTTAGATACACTACATAAATTAAGAGATGAATACCAAACAGAACTAGTTGTTCTTAATAAAAAGTTAGATACAATGGTTAAAGAAGCAATGGGAGATACACCAATTAATTTAGATAGTGGTGAAGATAGGTCAATGGTTATGTACAGTTGTAAAGTAAAAGATAAGAATATATGGAAAAATTCTTTTAATTTAGGTACAGAAGTTCGTAGAGGTGGTGCAAAAAGACCTAAAAGGAGACCAAATTTAAGCAAAAGAGATTTTAATCGCATGGTAGCAGATATGACAGATGTAGTTTATAAAACAAAAGTGAGACAATGTGAAAACTGCTATGGAAAAGGAACAGTTAAAAAATTTACTGTAAAAGGTGCTCCATATAAAATTGAACCTAAATGTCCTAAGTGTAAGGGTAAAGGGGTTGTTTATTTACCTACAGGAGAGGTTGCAGGTTTTAAATTAGTACCTACAAATATTATGGATTGTACTGTTAATGGATTTAAAACTGATATGGATACAGCGATAAAACATATAACAGAAACTAATGAAACAGCAAAAGATTTTTTACAATCTTACACTAGATATAGTGCTATAAGAACGTATCTACGAACATTTATTGAGGGAATAGAAAGAGGGCTAGATGTTAATAATTTTATTCATCCACAATTTATGCAATGTGTAACAGCAACAGGTCGGCTGTCCTCTAGAAATCCTAACTTTCAAAATATGCCTAGAGGTAGTACTTTTCCTGTAAGAAAAGCCATTGTTAGTAGATTTAAAAATGGATTTATATTAGAGGGTGATTATAGACAATTAGAATTTAGAGTTGCAGGTTTTTTATCTAAAGACAAACAATTATATAGAGATGTAGAAAATAATGTAGATGTTCATCAATATACTGCAGATACAATGGGTGTTGAAAGGCAAGAGGCAAAAGCACATACGTTTAAACCATTATATGGTGGTGTTTTAGGTACTCCAAAAGAGATGAGATATTATGAAGCATTTAAACATAAGTATTGGCAAGTAACAAATTGGCATGATAAATTACAAAGAGAAGCAGTTGAAACTAAGAAAATTAAACTACCCTCTGGTAGAGAGTACTCATTTCCTTATGCTAGATATACACAGTATGGTAATGTAACAAATTCAACAGCAATAAAAAACTATCCTGTTCAAGGATTTGCAACAGCAGATTTATTACCTCTTGCGTTAGTTAATCTATATGCTATAATGAAAAAAAAGAATATGAAAAGTGTTATCTGTAACACAGTTCACGATAGTATTATTCTTGATGTTCATCCAGAAGAAAAGATAGAATGCATAGATTGTTTAAGAAATGCAATGATGAGTATAAAAGATGAATGTAATAGTAGATACAATATTAATTATGATATGCCTGTTGATATTGAATTAAAAATAGGCGATAATTGGTTAGAGACTAAGGAAATATAATGGAAGATTATAAAGATTACAAATTAAGTGGTACACTCCATGCACCATTTAGTCCTATGTTAATGGAATTTAAAATTCCACAACCTTACATAGATTTATTAAATAATTATGGAGATAAAATATCTGCAAGTGATAAAAAATCTAAGCAATTAGATTGGTCTGATAATCTTGTAGGTAATGTAAAACAAGAACATAAAATTGAAGACCATATATGGCAGGAAAAACCTAATGAAAATTTACCCTCATTATTTAATTGGATGGGTGCCTGTGTTAATTTATATGTAAAAACAAAATTAAAACAAGGTGACCAACTAGATAATGAAGCGGCTGAAAGAGGTGTTAAAAAAGTTGCTATGCATAACAGTTGGCTTGTTAATTCTATAGCAGGAGATTTTAATCCTCCTCATATGCATTATGGTCAATTATCGGCAGCAGGTTGGTTAAGAATGCCAGAATCTGTAGAAAAAGATGAAGAAAAAGAACACGCAGGGTGGATTGAATTTTTGTATGGTACACCGCAAATATTTATTGACCCAAAATATTCTGTAAAACCTCATGTGGGACAAATATTTATATTTCCTGCTTGGTTATTACATCAAGTATATCCATTTAGAGGTAAAGGTTTAAGAAGAAGCATATCATTTAACGTAAGTGTTGAATTTTAGTTGCTATAAGTTTTGCATATTGTATAATATGCATATTGTTTAGGGGTAGTGTAATTGCAAATACACTGTCGCTTCTGGCTGAATAATGTCTGTCTATTTAACAGGGCATAAGGCACACTAAAGAGGAAGTATGGTCAAATGACTGAGGTAATCGGAGGTGGTATTGGAAGTAGCGTTAGACGAGGAAACTTGACTGTTCGTGAAAAGATTGAGGGTGAACACAAGCTAGTCCCTCGAAGCTACCTAAGAAATTAATTTTGCAAATTGGAGGTTCATGTTGAACGCAAACGAAGTAACAGATGTTGGTTACAATCCTCTACCAACAACTCTAGATGATTTATCAGAGGATAAACTAAAGAAATTAATTGGTCAATCTGGTGACACATCAACTGGCGGTGGGACACCAAGATTATCAATTAATCATTCTACCGAAGATGATGATGGCAATCAGATTCCTAGAGGATTTTATATGATAAGAAATTCAGAAGGTAAAAGTATCTTTGCTCCCAAAGTTACTTATAGACCTTTTGTTCGTACTTTTATGTATTCTGTATGGGATAATGATAGTAATTCATTCGGTAGTCAGACAATCCAATCTCGTAGTATGAATGATTTATTTTATGATTCTACAGGTGGATTAAAATGTGGTAAACTTGCCCCCGATGTCTTAAAAACACTTGACGAACATTCTCCCGATGCAGTACTTCAGAAAGGCATTAAATGTGTCCAAGTACTTTATGGTTTGGTGTCCATACCAGAGGGGCAGGATGCCACAGGTAACCCTGCAACTATAAAAGATATACCATGTGTTTGGTATGTAAGAGGTTCTAGTTTTATGCGTATTTCTGATTGGATTAAAACAATCGAAGCACAAAGAAAACTTATGCCTACTGCAACAGCCGAACTATCTACTGTTAAAGGTAAAAGAGGTGGTAATATTTATTATGGTGCTAATGCTAAAACAGTAGGATTTGGTAAGTTTTCTAAAGAAGACCAAGCTCAACTACTACAATTCTTTGAATCCATTAATTCTTTTAATAATGGTATCATGGAATCACATAGAACCAATAAAAAACTTAAAGATAATAGTGCAGATACTATTTTAGAAAGCAGATTGGTTAATAATGGTTCCAATACTTGATTTAGTCAAGAATTATTTAACCGAAGCAAGTAAGGGCGAGTCTAAACTCTCGCCTAAACTTGTTAAAGAATTTGAAAAAGCCTGTGGTGAGGCTTTAAGACGACAATTTAATCCTCAAAATAAAAAATGGCGAATGCGAATGTCTGGCTTAGGCAAACCATTATGCCAACAACAATTAGATAAAAAACAACTCCCAAAAGATGTAGAATATAATGCTGTCATGCGATTTTTAATCGGTGATTTAGTAGAGGCATCAGCAATATTTATTATGAAAGCATCTGGAATAGATGTAGAACACACACAAAAAGAGGTATCTACAGATATTGGTGGAGAAAATATAAATGGAACATTAGATGTAAAAATTGATAACAAAGTTTGGGATATAAAATCTGCAAGTCCTTATGCATTTACAAATAAATTTGGTAATTATGGTGGATACAATAAATTAAAAGATGATGACCCATTTGGTTATCTTGTACAAGGATATGGGTATGCTAAAGCAGATAATTCACCATTTGGTGGGTGGATTGCTATTAATAAATCAACAGGTGAATGGGCTATATGTGAAGCACCTATCGAACAGGAGGAAGAAAAAAATGAAGCATTACAGAAGGCTAGTGATAATGTTAAATCTTTGGTGGAAGACAAGCCATTTAAGAAATTATTTGAACCGAAAAAAGAATCAATAAAAATAAAAGGTGAAAGTGTATTTACAGGAAATGAGTTGATGCCTATGGCTTGTAGTTTTTGTAGCTACAAATATCATTGTTGGCCTAAAGCAGAGTTACATAAGAAGGTTGCAACTAGGGCTGTGAACAGACCAATGGTGTGGTATACTAAAATAAAAGAGAAAGATTTAGAAAATTGCCTGTAATATTTCAGTTAGAAATTAGAGATGCTGATATTGAGTCAAATCGTGATATTTTTTATATAGAAGAGTACACAAAAGACCGAAATGCTCATAATGTGCTATTTTTACGCACTAGAGACCCTTTTCGTGTTCTCTGGGGTGATAAGACCTATGAGACTAATAAACTTACTGTAGACGAAGATATAAAGCAAATTAAAAATTTGTTAGACCGAAATGCTATAGTAATTGCTAGTTTAGAGGGATATACAGAAGAATTACGTAAAACATCTCCCAAAACAGCACAATATTTAGATTTACGATTAGAAGAGTTATATGAGATATATAAACCTAAAACTGTGGTTAAATGAATAGAAAAGATATAGAAGAAAAATACCCAGATGTTCCTTTTCTTTTTGCTGATGGTTTTGATAAAGCAATTATTGGTGTGTCTAGAACATTTAACAAAATTTCAGTTGCTTATGACATGAATAAATGCATTCGTATATTAATGGATAGGCATGAAATTACACAACTAGAGGCAATAGAGGATTTTGAATATAATACTATTGGTTCTAATGTTGGAAAATATACACCTACATTTATTATTAAATGAAATTAAGTCATGGTTTTAGAAGTAGATTTGAATTTGAATTTGCACAATATTTGGCAAAGAATAAAATTAAATATGAATATGAAAAAGATAAATTTCGATATATTGTACCAATTAAATCATATACACCAGATTTTTATTTAACAGAATATGGATTTTATTTAGAATTGAAAGGGCATTTAGATGTGGCGACTAGAGTTAAACATTTACTTCTTAAAACGCAGAATCCTCATTTGGATGTTAGGTTTATATTTCCTAATTCTAAAAAGAAGATATACAAAGGTAGCAAAACTTCATATGCTGATTGGTGTAACAGGCATGATTTTTTATATGCAGATAACAGGATACCAATTGAATGGATGAAGAAATAATTTTACCTGAAAATAAAATGTATATTGTATTAACACCTATTGGTGAAGACCAATTTAATATAATATGTGTAGATAAAATGCAAGAACCTGTTAATGAATTATATTATATGATGAGAGGATTGTGTGAAATGTCTATAAAACATCAAGAAGATTTAATTGAAATAGGAAAAGATGTTGTGTTACGGGCTAATTTTAGTAAACTAAAAGATTCTGTAAAAAGTAATGTCATCCCATTTAGACCAAGGAGAAATAATGGTAAAAAATAGTAAATTTGATTTAGATTTACAATATGGACAATTACGAGAACAACAAGTTCACGATATGTTTCATAATAAAAAGATTGAAATTAAAACAGAGAGAGATTGGTGGAAAAAAACAGGTAACATTGCTATAGAGTATGAATGTAATGGTAAGCCTAGTGGAATTGATAAAACAGAATCTGATTTTTGGATACAAATATTATCTCTAGGTGTAGATAATTATTGTAAATTAATTTTTGAAGTACCTAGATTAAAAAGACTTGTTGAAAAATATAAAGCTACACACAGCAAAATGGTAGGGGACAGAAATGCTTCTAAATGTGTGTTAATACCTTTAAATGAATTATTTGAAAAAGATAATGTCGCTGTATAATGGACGAATTTTGGAAATGGTGGATTTTAAGTATGGTTACAATTAATACTGTAATTAATTCTATAGTTTTTATTGTAGGTCGTAAGTTTAAACCTACTAGTCTATATAAGTTTAAAAATGAAAAAAAATTGGGGAAAAAATGAAAACATCAGAAATTTTAAATGAAGCAAAGAATCTTGTAGATGGGGATAGACATAAGGATTATGGGGATAAAACAGAAAACCATAAAAATATAGCTAAACTTTGGTCAGCTTATTTAGATACAAAAGTTGAGCCACATGATGTAGCAATAATGATGGCTTTATTAAAAATGGCTAGGACAAAATTAGGTGCTGTAAGTAAGGATACTTACATAGATATGGCTGCGTATGGTGCGATAGCCGGTGAAATACAATTTAAAAAGGAAAAAAATGAAGTTAATAAGTGATGATGTTATTAAAAAATTATTAGCATATTTGTATAGCAAACCTTATAGTGAGGTAGCATTACTAATAGCATATATAACTCAACTGCCAGAATCAGAGAAAAAAGATGGTGGACAAAAAAATACCAAATAATAATGAAGCAATATTACAATTATTATATTTTGGAATTGATTCAAAGGGTAATTTCTTTTCAGAGAAATGGACTTGCCCACCAGAAGAGTTTCGTAAACACATGGATAAGTGGAACGATAGTTACGTAGATACGATAAGGTATGAAAACGTTATAAAATATATAAATAATCTTTTTGAAAAAGATATTAAAGATGTTAGAGGATATTTAGGATGACAAAAACTATTATAAATATAGTGCAAAATGATTCTGGCGGGACTAATCCAGATACCCATGCACATGAAGATAAAATTTGGGAATTAACTTTTGAAGATAGGGATACAACAAACCTAACAAGAATGAAAATGATGGAATTGTTGACAAAGGGAACTGTACCTACAAAAACAGTACATTCA